TGAGTCAGTTATTGCAGATCTTCCCTAATGCGCCAACTGTCGATTTTGAACAGCTAAAGCAATTGTGGATTGCACAAGCTACACATCATATTGCGGTTTAAGTTTGTGTAATCAGTGTTCTTATTACGCAGGTAGTTATCTATAGCAAACAAGAACTTATTGTAAAGATTTAAGTTTAGATGCTGAGATAAACGATTTAACTAGTCTATATGGTTTACAAAAAGCTGTTAAAGAAAGATATGAAGCCAGAGAGTTTATTTTTGATGAAATTAAATCTTACACTAATGCAATTATATTACAAGTCTATGCGCAACAAGGTAAGACTTACGAACAGGTACTATTAGAGGGTGGTAGTTTTTGGCGTGATTACTCTGCAGAAATTAGCTCTTGGTGTCATATTGGTGGCGCATCTATAATTACAGATAAACTAAACGCAGACACAAATTATGATTTCTTAGATTTACCCTCCGGTTACCCAAATATGACAATTCGTCAGTGGATTGTAGATAGAATAACTTATTAATAATAGGTTATTTGACTTACAATTATAGTAGGAGTATAATAAAGAATGATTTCAAATAATAACGGCGTAGCCAACTTGGTTTCCAAGTTGGCTACGCCAATATTTAACAACATTTTCTCTAAAGTTCTTTAGAGAAAGATCTTGGATAAAACATGATGATGCCTATACAATAGGCGGAACAGAAGAAGATCGTAAAATTGCAGATGAAATATTTTTACTAGATTTAAAAGAAGACTTACTTATTAAAAGTAAGTCTAAACGTGTAACTGGTATAGTAATAGCTTATATCTACTACTTTAATTTAAGAATATTTGGTAAGTCTGCATATCACTACACAGGATGAGTAACAATGACAACAGTATTAAATCAAACACAATATGTATATTTAAAAAAAGAAAAATCTCCTAAAGTTCTAGTTAATGCTTTAGATTTATTAGGAGTAAAAGAAACAGCAGGTCCAAGACATACAAAACAAATTATAGATTGGGCAGTAGAGTTAGGACTTACCCGTGTATATACTAGCGATGAAATTCCTTGGTGTGGTTTGTTTGTTGCAAAAGTTGTAAAAGACTCTGGATTTGATGTTGTCAAAGATCCTTTATGGGCTAGAAATTGGGCAAATTTTGGTAACAAGCAAACCGTAGCAATGCTAGGAGATATTCTAGTTTTTGTTAGAAATGGTGGGGGCCACGTAGGTTTTTATGTAGGTGAAGATGACCTTTGTTATCATGTACTAGGTGGCAATCAAGGAAACGCAGTCAATATTTCAAGAATTGAGAAAAGCCGTTGTATTTCTATAAACAGATGCCCTTGGAAAATTGCTCAACCTGTTAATATCAGGACTATTAAACTAAAAGTAATTAATGGATTAATATCTAGAAATGAAGCATAATCTAACAACTATTACTCTGATTAAAGAAACTAGAACTTACTGTCCTACGTTAACTTTAAACGCCAGAGGTAAGGTTGTAATAGGTTGGGAACACGTATTAAGAAGTAATAAACAAAAGGCAGAGTTTTCAGACTCTGCCTTTTGTGCAGAAGAAGCTGAAAAACTTCTGATTAAAGATTTAAAAATTATTGATGCAAAACTTTCGAAACTTATTACTGCCAATTTAACACAAAAACAATATAACGCTATTATTTCTTTATGCTATGATATTTCGGTGAAAACTTTTAAAGAGTCAGGAATATTAGAACTAATAAATAATTATCAATTTACAGAAGCTACAGGTCAATTAAGAAAATGGAATACATATCTTAATGAAAAAAGTTATAAATTAGCAAAGTTACGTAAAATAGAAATATCTTTACTTACAACAACTGATTATTAAACCAACTAAAAGAGTAATTACATAAATGGACAAAAATTCAAAAATTCAAGATATATTTAAAAGAGCAGAAGAGCTAAGTTTAAAGAAAAAAATAATAGAAACAGTAGAAGTAGAAGAAAGTGAACCTACTCCTAACCTGCCTTCAGAGTATGTTACAGCTAGTGGTATTATGTTATCAAGTAAAGAAACTATGACTAATACAAATTTTTTAAACAAATTAGATTTGAGTCAAAATGCTTATAAAGATTTAACTTTTACTAAAGAGCAAGCAAAACGTATACAAAGTGAAATGGCTAGATTGACTACTGGTGTTATAGGTGTGACTCCTTTAACTTGTTTAGGACCTCAGTGTAGATTTGCTAAAACTTGTATTTCAATAGGTACAGAAATTGCAGTTTATAATAGTAAGAATGGTTATAAAAAAATAGAAGATTTACGTGAAAATGATATAGTATATTCTTTTAATTTAGAAACAAAAAATGTAGAACATGATAAAGTCTTAGCTTTGAGGTATATGGGTGTCAAACATATCTACAGAATAAAAACTCATACTACACTAACTCTTGACTGTACAATAGATCATCCTATACTAACAGAGGTTAATGGTAAAACTACTTTTTTAACTATAGAGGATGGTTTAAAAGTTGGTTCAGTTGTGTACATAGCAGACACAGATGGTAACACAGATGAGTCTATAAATTCCTATGGTGACTTATTAGTAGATTTTATTGAAAGTATAGAGTATATAGGTAAAGAAGAAGTTTATGATATTACTGTTCAAAATAATCAAAACTTCTTTGCTGGTAATATTTGTGTACATAACTGTCCACTACAAGAAGAAAATAAAGCTCCTATTGGTAAAGACTGTTGGATAGAAGTAAATCAAATACAATACTGGATGGAAAAATATATAATCGAGTTTAATGTAGATGGTAATTCTCTAACTGACTTACATATGATTGCAAAACTGTGTGAGTATGATATTTTAGAAATGAGAGCTACAAAGTATTTAAAACAAAATGATCAAGATCTACTTACTGATTTCATATCATCTTATGATGAAGCTGGTAATCCTATATCTAATAAAGCAATATCTCCTGCTTTTGAACTAAAAGAAAGAGTAGCTAGAATGCGCTCAAAAACTATGCAAGAGCTTATGGCAACTAGAGAAGCAAAAGCTAAGATTATTGAATCTGGCAACACTAAAAAAACAACTGATCTTAGTGCTTTAAGAGATCAATTAAAAGAGTTAATAGCAAATAAAGAAAAACTAGTTGAAGGTACTAGTAAAAGAGTCGGAGACTAACCATGCTAAGAAAGCCAATTCGTTCTGAAGAAGAAAAACGTATAGTAAAAGGTATTGCTAAGAAGAAAAAAGTAAACGTATATTTTAATAAAAAAAGCGCAAAAGGAACTCCTAAATATTTATCAGGTAAGTTTTATAGTAAGAAAAATGATGAGTCTTTTGTTTACCGCTCTTCTTATGAATTAGCTTTCTTTCATATTTTAGAAAACGATACAGAAGTTACAAACTATATGTACGAACCTTTTGAAGTCGCCTATATTGATTTTAACAAAACACAAAGAAATTACAGACCAGACTTACTTATACTATATGCAGACGGTTCAATAGTGATAGCAGAAATCAAACCTACTACTATGTTAGGAGATTTTGATGTACAAGCAAAAGCTGCTGCTGCACGAAAATTTATAAAAGAAAACTATAAAAATATTGAAATAAGTTATAAATTTATAACTGAGAAATGTATATTTAAGAATAATACAGAATACCTAGAGTTTTTAAAACAAGCGAAAATAAATAACTTTTAATTTTAACTACAGGAGCAGCATTTATGTCAAGCCTTAGCAACACTGCATTTAAAAAGATATACAATGAAATTTTAGATGCTAAGCTTAAAGCTTATGCAAAACAATTAGAAGTAGAGCTTAGTGCTGCACAGAAAATCATTAATGATAAACCTGTAATGGCCAGTACTATTAGTGGAAATGCTGCCCCTGTAGTTTCAGGAATGCTAAGTAATTTAGTAGACTTATCAAGAAACTTTAGATCTTCTATAAGTATTCCAAAAATAGGAAATACAGCTAAAGGCTTAGCACTCGCAGCAAGTTTAGCAACAGGAGGTTTACATATATCGCCAGAATTAGGAAATGTCTTTAGCAATATTGCAGCCAAAAGTAAGATTCCTGTAATAACAAAACCAGTAACACAGACTAATGCTAAAAAAGAAATAAGCTATAAGATTAATCCTGATCTACCTACTATTTTAATATCTGCAGGACACAATATGAAAGATGGCGGAGCCACAGCAGGTGATATAACTGAGGCTAGTATTGCTTTAGAATTTAGAAATGGAGTGTCAGAAAGATTAAAAAGACAAGGATACAATGTACTAACTGATGGACTAGGCACAGATAATAAAACGAAGGAACAAGCTGTGGAGTTAGCTAAAAAAGCTAACGTAGCAATAGAATTTCATTTAAATTCTTCAGCAAATCCTTCTTCAAAAGGTGTTGAAGTCTTAGGTGTAGAAAAAGATAAGAAACTTAGCCAAAGTATTAGTAAATCTATTTCCGATGTATTAGGTAATCCTTTAAGAGGTGACTTAGGCTGGAAATCACAGACAGAGAGCCAACACGGTGCAGGGGGTTTATACTTTGTAAATCAAGGCAAAGGTGTGATTGTAGAGTCATTTTTCTTGTCTAATCCTGAAGAATTGGCAGCATATCAAAAGAATAAATCAAGATTATTTGATTCTATATCTGAAGGTATAATAAAAGGAATATCTGATGAATAATTTATTAAGCAAATACTTGAACGCTGCTTCTAAAAATGCTTTAAAAAATTCTCCTGAAATATTAGCAAGAGTGTCTTCTGACATTGCAAAGTTAGAAGCTGAAGCATTTGCAGAAGCTTCAGCTATTTTTAAAGCGCAACAAGAAGCTTTAGAAAAATTAGAAGCAACTAAGCAAGAGGGTATTAAGAAGCAGCAAGTATTAGAATCTGAAAAAAGGCTTGGCTCTGAAATAGCAGCTACAGAAAAATTAAAAACAAGCCAATTTTCTGATGGTATAAAAGTTAAAGTAGGTACAGAGTTTGATCCTAATAGAAAAATATACCCTATAGCTATACAAACAAAACCTGTAGATATATTTAAAGATGTTAGGAACAAACCGCAAGTAGTAAGCAGTAGTACTTTAGCTGAAGCTTTTGGTGGCTTATCACCTGTAGAAACAACTTTTGATTTTGGTTTAGATCGTTTAAAATTATTACCAAGTACAGAAATTTTAGATGATATAGCAGAAGAAAGCTTAAGCTTAAAAAACAGTTTATTTAGTAACGCTATAAATCCTGCTAACACTATAACACCTCCAAAAACTTATAGTCCGGGAGTAGGTAATAGTAATTTTACGCTAACAAATCCTACTGAAGAAACTATTTTAAGAAATACAGCAGTAAATGCACCAATAGAAAAGCAAAGTATATATAATAATCCATTGCAAGGGTCTTTTGATTTTAATGCTGAAATCAAAAGACGAGTAACAGGTAATCAAAGAATACCTGTTACTCACGTAGTAGAAGAAGCAACTTTACCAACTTGGTTACCAAAAGCTCCAATAACTATAGTTGAAGACCAAAGTAAGCAGCAAGAAAGTATATTAAAAAATGCTGAGTTATTGAGAGAGCAGAAAAGAGCAGAGCAAGTAGAAGCTTTAAGACTAAAAAATGAAGCGTCTGTAGCAAGCACTGTTCAAACTCAAACAATGAACACAGGCAACATACAAGATCATGCTAACAATAGAAGATCTTTCTCAGACTTAAGTAAAGCTAACCTATTCTCATTTGATACAGAGACTTCTGGAGTAAATCCTAAGACTGCTCAGATATGGCAATACGGTTATGCTGAAAGACTTGCAGATTCTTCTTCGTTTACTGGTAGTGACTATCATGTAAATCCTTTTGGAAATAAGTCTTTAGTTGCACAAGATCTTATTGATATGAATGGAGATTTCTCTAAAAAAGCTTTTAAGCAAGGTAACTTTACAGGTATCTTGCAAGATGCTGTTTCTGGCTTGTTAGAAAAAAATACACATACAGGTGGCTTATTAGAAACATTAGCTAGAGTAAACACAGGAAGTATACTAGTTATGCAGAATATGGACTTTGAAAATAATCTGCTAAGAGAAGCTTTTGAGAGAGATGATTATAAACAAAGTGTATTCACTGACTTACAAAACAAGATGGCTACTTCTGTTTTAGATTCCAGACTAGAAAGAACTAATAATTTACTGCAAAGACCTAGTAGTGTTGAAGGTATAATGAGAGAAGCTGATTTTACCTATCACACACAATTTTCAAAATACAGAGATGAATCTAGTTTTAAAAAATATGCAGGACTTCTAAACCAAGCTTTTGATGAATATGATTCTATTATTAAAACAACTACTAGTAGTAGTAAGATTCCTGTAATAGAATTAATGGATATTTCTAAAACATTTTTAGCAAATTTAGGTGCTAATAATTTAATTGAAAAAGAAACAAGCATGTTAGGTTTAAATATTGATTTCTTAACAAGATCTTTCTATGGTAGAGTAGAAGACCATACAGCGTTTTCTGATTCTAAAGATACTATTGAACTTTTTGAAGATATGTTTAGACACACTAAAGACATGCGCAATGGAAATATTACAGATGAATTAAAGGAATTAGCAGGACGCATTAAAGGAAATCAAGCCGGAGAAGTTAATAGAAGATTTGTTGCATCTGTAAGCTCTACTATACAAGATTTTATTACTCGTGGTTATACCAAAGGAAGGGCTTCTAAAGATAGTTATTATACTCCTGAACAGATACTAAGAGATAATGAAACTAATAAAATAAGAGATTTACCTAAAATATCTATTGGAACTAAAGCTAAGCAAACCGTGACTAGTTTAGAGGAAGCTCTAAACTCTCAAATAGCTAAATATCAAGATATGTATGTAGATGATATTGACGGATTTAGTAGACAAGGTTTTGTTAAAGATCTTTTAAGTTTATTTGATGAAGAAGCTAAGAACTATGAAGATGTTAAAACTAAAATGAATAGTATTGTTATTCCCTCCACAAATAGTAATACAGTACAAGGTAGTAGTATTGTAGCTAAAAAAGAAGGAGTATTAGCTAGTACATTTAATAGTAAGAACAGTAAAGTAGTTATGGGCTTAGCTGCTGTGGCTGGACTAGGGTATATGGCTTTTGCTCCAGGGCCAAAACAAATTGAAGAGCAAAATCAAGACTTACCTGTCTACTCTAATTTTTATGATGAGCAGTACTTAGGCACTGGTTTTGTAGAATTTAGAGAACGAAACAAGAGGTATGTATATTAATGGACTCTATTAAAAAATTTAGCAGAGGTTTGCATAAAGAATTTATTAAACAAAGAAAAGCTCCTAAAGGAGTGTTAAATACTTTAACAGATTATTCTGTAATGCATAAGTTAGCTAAAGAGCAAAGGCAACTAGGAAATATTGGAGTTAGCAAAAGTATTTTGCAAAACCTATATGAACCTGTTGGAACACCTTACAAACACTTAACTACTGCTGAAAAAAATGCTAAAGAGGTACTCAGAGAAAGAACAGGAAGTACCTATAAAAGCCAAAGAGACTATATGGCTAAATTAAACACTAATGAAAGTGTTAAAAATAGAGATATAAGTATATCAGCAAGATTGGCTAAAGAAAGATCTGAAAAAAAGGCTGCTCAAATATTAGATGCAAAAAGAACTGAAGCTTGGGGTGGAATAGAAGCAAGAGAAAAAGGTTTGGCTTTAAAAGCAAGACTAGAAAGACAAAAACAAGCAAACAGTAATAGAGTTTCTAGAAAAAGTTTAATAGGTACAAGAAGAGATAAAATACTAGATCGAGCACAATCTGTAAGTAACAATCAAAGAAAAAACTTAGAGAGACGTTTGGCTAAACACGGTCCAGCAGGTACTCATCCAAATACTGGAAGACCTATTTACAATACTTTTGAAGAACGTCAGGCTGCTAGGCAACGAGATATTGCAGCTATTAAAGAAAAGTATAAAGATATACCTAAAAAACCTGTATTCAAGTATTCTCCAAACAAAGCAGGAGAAATACCATATAGCCTAGCTCATGAAGAAAAAGGCGGATTAGTAAGAAACAGGAAATTACCAAAAAATATAATAGACACTAGAAGAGATTCTCTAGCAGAGACGAAAACACCAAAACCAAAGCCCACTTTAAAAATAGGCAAAATTACTGGTAAAGTTACGAGTAATTCGCCAGGTGTTGCTAATGCGCAGTCAGGAGACAGAGGCATAGAGCAAGTTAAAAAGTTAGGTGCATCTAACTTTGTACCTATTACTAGCTTACACACGCAAATGACACCTAATCCTGAAGTAGCTAAAGGTTTTGATGGAACTGCTTACCCACGACCAGGCACGAGATCTAACATACCATTCTTATCTAAGCACGATAAGAAGTTTGGCAAAGGTCCTGTGCCTTTGTACGAAGAAGCAAGAAATGGTGCTGATGGCGGTAGGTTAGTTGGAAAACCCCCGTCGGCCGTAACTAGAGATATTACAGAAAGTACGCACTATGATAAAAAACAAGCTGCAATAGATTTTAATGAACAGGCAGTTACTAGAGCTAACAATCCTAATTTTAAAAGATTTGATGCTTTAGCCGATGAACGTACTGCTGCATTTATGGGACTTAACACTACAGTAGGTAGTGAAAGTAAAATACAGCAACATTTAGACTTAGGAGGCAGAGGAAAACAAGCAATTCCTACTAGTAATGCAGTTACAACGGCAGGTAAGAATGGTATAAACCAAGCTAACCAAGTAAATAATCCATTAGCTAGTACTAGTTCTAGATCTGTACTTCCACCTATTTATACTAATCCTGAAACTGATAGCATAAGAACAGGAGTTACAAACCCTTCTTTAGAAGAAATGAGTGAAGATTTTAATCGTACTAACTCAGCTATAAAACCTATGGCTGCAGAATTAGCCGGTATTTCTAATTTAGGAGAGGCAGATGCTACAACATACGGAAAGTACTATAACCAAAGTCTTGTCAATCAAAGAATAGCTGGCCGAGAAGGATTTGCAAATTTACCAATACACGATGTAAACAGCGTAGATAAAAAAACAGGTGCTTTAAAACAAGGAAAATTGTTAACTAACCACACTACAGCTTCTGTATTGGGTTATGGAAGTGCTTCTTTAACTACTGGTTATGGAATGGGTTGGGGTAATGCTTGGAGAGCTAGTAGAAAAGAACATGCTATCCGTGCTATATCTACTATAAACCCTTTAAGTTTTGGTAATATGTCTATAGCTGGAGAAGCTTTAGGTCTAACTAGTAAACTCGATAGGCTGAGATTTAAAGCAAATCCTAGTGCTATAAATAGGTTTACTGCCGCTGCATCTCCACTATTTGCAGGTGGTACTATTGCTTATGGTATGTTTGATAATCAAGATATGGGAGAAATAGCTACTAATTTACTAATTCCTGTTGCTGCTCTTCCAGCAGCTAGGGCAGGTATTTCAATAGGTGCTATGGTAACTCCAGCGAAGACAGCTAAAAACTTAGGAGTCGTAAGAGGAATAGGTTTAGCTGGAGGTGCAGTAGGAGGGTTCATAGCAGGTGCAGGAGTAGTAATGGCAGCTTCGGGTGCACTACGAGATATTAATTCTAATACTTCTACGATGCGATCTTTAAGTAAAAAATTAGCAACTTCTGAAGTTTATGTACCAGAAATGAATAGTAGACAATCATTGACAGCTAGACAAATGTCTTTGAATAAGTTAGCAAGAAGTGGCTTAAATGATAGGGCGTTACTATTAGCAAACGAAGCAGCAAGTTTAAAAGGAATTCTTTAAACTCTATAACTTGACAAAAAACCAGTAACTATTTATACTGGTTTTTTACAATAAATTTGTAAAATAAAAATTAAATTACACATAAGGAAACATAACATGATATTAAATACAAACAGAAACTATTTATTAAACTTTGGTAGACGTGAAGGTAAAACAACAGTACTCTTAGATTTGTGCGTTAGAAATGCAATAGAGAACAAAAATACTTTACATACTTTTTGCAGTCCTTATGATCTGACCGATGTTAGGCACGAAGCTCTTAAAAAACTATTAGAACAAAATCAAATTAAGTCTGTAAGTAGTTCTAATATTGAGTTAAATAATAACTCAAGAATAAGATTTTTAAAAACAAATAAAGCAGATTGGATGAGAGGTTGCCATAGTGATTATTTATATTTTGATAACCTAGACCACACTTCTGAATTTTTTGTTACAACAGCTTTACCTAGTATAAATAGTAGCGAACATAAATATATATCTTGTACGATTAATCAAAAAGTTAAAAAAATGAAAAATTATACTGCAATTTTTAACAATAGTAATACTAATTACGATGTAATTATAAAACCTAGTACTCCAAAGGCGCAGACTAAAATAGGCAATGATGCATTAATAAGTAATATTAAAAATTTATGCCCTGCTGATTTAAAATCACAAATTACATTAGGTCTGGAATATGGATACTACTAAGTTACTCCCCACTGTTACTATAGAAGATGAAGAACTTAGTACAAGCTCAGAAGTTACTAAACTTTCAGAAATATATTGGAAAGATTATTTAGAAGAATTAGATCTAAATAAAGATGTTAACAAGATGTGTGAAATATGCATAGCAGAACAAATTGAGAAGTACGGAAGTCAGACAATCCCTTGCAAAGGTTTGTTAACTTTAAAAGATCAGGTAGGCGAAGCAAATTACGAGCTAGTAAAAGAGTATAGTACACAAGATGAAGTTAACACCTTACAAAGCGTACTTAATGCTTACGATTTTATGGAATATAATTGTGATACTCAAGCAGAAAAACCTGAAGACAGAGCTTTTCAAGGTAGATGGTATCAAAGACATTTGTTATATTGCAGTGCTAAATCTAAGGTGGTTCGTATGGGAAGAAGGACAGGTAAAGCTCTAGATGTAAACACACCCATTCCTACTCCAACTGGATGGAAAACTATGGGAGATCTCCAAGTAGGTGATCAAGTATTTGACGAAGCAGGACATCCAACTAATGTTACTTTTGTTACCGAATATCAGTACGGACGAGATTGTTATGAACTAGTATTTGCTAATGGGGACACTGTTATTGCTGATGGAGAACATCAGTGGGAAGTCTCTACTGTTTATGATAGAAGAGTGTCAGCTAAAACAAATAAACTAGTAACTAGAACATTAACTACTAATGAAATAATAACGCTAAGAGAAAAGCATCCAAAAAGAAAAATAAGTATAGAACTCACTAAACCTGTAAACTATGTAACTAAAGAATTACCAGTTGATCCTTACATATTAGGATACTGGTTAGGTGATGGTACTTCTAATGAAGGACAATTTACTATTGGAGATGAAGATATTGAAGAAGTCTCTCAGCTATTTTTAGAGCGTGATATAACACTTCACAAAACTACAATCAAATATAGATATTCTACGAGAGGGTTAAGAACTCAATTAAGAGAACTTGGAGTAATAAATAATAAACATATTCCTGCTATTTATTTACAAGCTTCTATAGAACAACGACTAGAATTATTAAGAGGTCTGCTTGATTCTGATGGACATTTCCAAACTAGAGACAAAGTGGTAGAATTTTGTACCTGCTTTCCAGAGTTAGCATATAACTTTAAAGAGTTAGTCTCCTCGTTAGGTATAAAAACAACTCATAAGACTAACTCTTCAAGCTTGTATGGGCAGAGGAAAAAGGATAGACATAGATTTTCTTTTGTTACTAATTTAAAAGTGTTTAATTTAACCAGAAAAGATAAAAATAGTAAATCGCTGACATCTTATAAAAAAATAGCTATGTATATAAAAGATATAAATCCCGTAGCTACAAGACCTGTAAAATGTATTTCTGTTGATTCAAAAAATAGTTTATATTTAGCTACTAAAAATTACATAGTCACTCATAATACTATGTCCTTGGCTATGCAGATAATATTTAAATGTGAAACAGATACAGGAAAGGATGGTGCAGGACATAGAGCACTGCTAGTATCTCCGTTCCAGAGCCAAACAGAAGAAGTTATAGACAATATTAAAAAGCTTTGTAGCATGTTAGATGTTAATCCAATTGCAAGTAGTAAAGCTTCTCCTATTCATGTTATTAAATTTAAAAACGGATCTATTTTAAAAGGATTTACTGCTGCGACTAACGGGGACTCTATTCGTGGACAACCTGCAGACTCTATCTGGTTAGATGAATTAGATGACATACCCGCAAAAGCTATTACATCTATTTCAGGGGTATTTATGGATAACCCTAACGTAGAGTTTTGGAGATCTGGAACTCCTAAAGGAGAATTAAATCTATTCAATGCTTCTCAGGACTCACAAACTAAAGAATTCCATTATCCTTCTTTTGTTATTCCTCACTACTCTGACGAGATTGATCGTCAGATCAGAGCAGATATGGACGAGGTAGGTTATATACAAGAAGCTCTCGCACTTTATGGTGTTAATGCCGCAGGTATATTTCAGTTACCTTTAATCGAAAGAGCACAAAATAAACCTAAGAAAATTACTGCTCTTGATGTAATGGAATCCAGAAATAGTTTTATTGTAATATTAGGTGTTGATTGGAATCATGATCAAGTAGGTACAAGGATAGTAGTAACAGCTTATGATAAAAATGATCCTCAATTCTATATTATAGATAAAGAACGCATTTCGGTAGAAGGTTGGACACAACAAATAGCTATAGATAAAATAATTTCATTAAATAGAAAATATAATTGTGATCACGTATTCGTTGATAACGGGTTTGGTTCTACACAGATAGGAGACTTAAGACTATTTGGAGAAATGCAAGCAGGTAAAGTTCCAAAAGGACATCCTGATTTAAAATTGCTAGACGTACAACCAGTAGATTTTGGTTCTAGTGTAGAAATTAAAGACCCTACAAGTGGTGAAAGTTTTAAACAAGGCCTAAAACAATTTGCTGTGCAAAACGCAGTACAAATACTTGAAAAAGATTTGCTAACATTAGATGCTAAAGAAGATTTAGATTTAATTAAACAAATGAAAAACTATATACAAAAATCTAGAAATCAAGGGCGTGTTACCTACGGATATGTATCTAAAAAAATAGGTGACCACGATTTAGATGCTATGATGATAGCTTTTTATGGATTTAAAAAACTTTATTCTTCTATCCTTGGAGGTGCTATTGAGACTGCCATGCTGCGATTTGGTTCTTACTCTAGCTTTAATAAAGCAGAAGACAAACTAAGTAATAGATCAGGGGTATATGGTGATGAAGCTATGCCTTCTCTAAGTTTCTCTAGCAAAAAAGCAGGTCTTGCGAAACCGGGGAATAATGTGTTACAATTGTATGGCAAAAATAAGCCAAAAAGGTTTAACAATACAGCTATAAATTTTAGATAATAATTACAAACAGGTAGGAATAATGGAAACTTTAGAAATAACTGGAACAGTTAGCAATAACTTAGGATTACTTTATTTTGATCCAGAAACAGAGACCTTAAAAGAGTTAGATAGTAGTGCTACTTACTTAACTTGCAAATCTTATAATTTTACAATTAAAAGATTTTATTTGACTGGTTCTTTATTAAATTACACTACAACAGTTACATTATCTGTTAATAGTACAGACGAAGACTTGTATAATTGTCGTGTAATAAAAGGAAGTAAAGCTTCTATTCTTTCTGATTTTGATAACTCAACAAATGAGTTAGTACTAAGTGCTCAAGACTTAGGTGTTTATTACACTAATGTAATACCAGTAGATATTTTAATTACATCTAATAGTAGTACAGAAAAGGTTTTACATTTAGAAATACAATTAATAGGTACTGTCGACGACGTAATTGAGTTTCCTGGAAACTCAAACATATGAATATAGGTGTTTAAAATGACAGTATCACTAGATGAAGTTAATACAGTATTAAAAGAAAGTGAAGTAATACAACAAGAATTACAAACTAAGTTATCTACAATTAGAGTAAAACTAGATAAGAAAGATAATGCAGATGTTATAGAAGCGATTAGACAAGTATTTGGCGGAGAACTAATAAGCGATTATGGTAATGTGTATATCACATATGATATGTACAATACATGTATAAACCTAATTAGAGATTTAGGCAAATTGATAGGTGAAGCTAGTATATGATAAGCTTACCCGCACTAACTCCTCTAGATCAAGCGACACAAAGATCGGCAGGATCTTGGGATCAACTTTATAAAGAAGCTGCTGCTGATTTTCCTACTCACGAAGACTTTAAACGTTATAGAGAAGAAGTAGAAAAATGGATGACCAATATGAATGAGAGAATGGTAGAATTAACTATGCAGTTAGCTCTCCATACCCATCCTTGTTCTGGACCTGGAGGTATAAGTGGTCCTCCTACTAATAAATCACAAATAAAGTGGTCAGGTAAGATATATATCTTACCTTTCTTTTTAAATACTACAACTATCCCTCCAAATATTAGAGGGACACCGGGATATAAATTTAGACCTGTTCTTCCTTTTTTGCCGAGTTTACCTACTTATGTATCACCTACTAGTCTTTTAACAGGTATAAAATAAATGGATCTACAATTAAAAAATAACAACACTACAGATAGTTTACTGAGTAGTCTGTATAGTGCTCAACTTATTGCAAATACTTTTGCAAAAGGCTTAGAAGATAATTCATGTCTTGTTATATCAACTGTGCAATTACATCAAAGAATCAAAGATTATACAGAAGATATAAAGACTCTTATTCCGCCTGTGTATACAGATCCAAAAGAACAAATTAAAGAGATAGTAAATAATAGACCTGGAAATGGTGTTTCAATAGATGTTCAGAATGCTATAAAAAGTGCTAAAGAAAAATGTTTTAATTGTAAGATAGAAATACCAAAGTTAACTTTTGACGTAGATTTAGACTTTAGTTTAAATGAATTAAAAGTTCACATGGATTTGTATAAACAATTATTTAATTTAAATTTAAAATTAGATCCTTGTCAAGCAATTGAAGTCTTTAAGTACCAATGTATTCCAGATATATTAAAACTAATATCTTTATTACTTACGGCATACTTAGCTGTAAATACCATAAAAAAGCTAAGTACATTATCTTTAAGCTTTTTTATAAAAGGTATAATTTCTGCTTTATTAACTAAATTAATATCTAGTATTAACATATCTATGAATTTAGGAAACTTAAATTTAAATTGTTTTATCGAATACGCTAAAATGATTGCAAATATGATACCTAGTACTGATAATATAGTTAATAATCTAACTGTTGATCAAATCGTAGGTCTAATAGAAGCATTACCAACTGCTACTATAGAAGGATTAATGAGTAATTATCTTTTTGCTGGTCAACCACAGACTAGCTTTAAAAGAGAAGATGGTCCTTACTTTAGTAGACAGCAATTAGAACAATTAGCTAATGCAATACCAACAGAAGAAGTTGCTGTGTTGTTTGGTTTAAACGGAGATATTGCGGATATTATAGGAGGTTCTACTGGAGGCTTAAATGATATTTCACGTAAGATTAATAGAGCATCAGAAGATCTTTCAGATAAACTAAAAGAAACCCAAGAAGGCTTAAATAACATTTTTAAGAATATTGCGGACACTATAGAAGAAGCTGTTGGATCTTTTAACGAATATATAAATCAAATCTTTTCGCTTAAAGCATTTTTTGAATGTGAAACCGCTAGGAATTCAGACAATTTAGCAGAAATTTTAGGTCAAATAAAAAGAATGATTGATGTAATTAACTTATTAAGTTCTTTAGTTTTTGCACTAGCTAAAAAAGAAGCTAGAGGTATTTGTAAGACTAATAAAACAATTAAAAATAATACTACAACAAGTAACTTAACAGATGAGCAATTACTTGTTAAAGATTTTTTACAAGATTACTATCAGAAATCCGTTACAATTAGTAGTACAAATCCTAATAACTTAGAAGTATTGATTTATAAAGAGCCTGTAAAAATAGGCTTACCTAAGATTGGACTTCTTGATTGTAGTATAGATAATTTCATTAGAGAACATACTTTAGATTCGATTGTTGAATTAGCAACTAAGGCTGTATTAGAAGAACAAGAAGATGTTAGAAAAGTTGTAGATAAAGGTCCTTGGGATTCTTTTACAATAGATTTAAGAGGAACAAATGAGCTACAACCAGTTATAAAAAATCTTACAGACTTATTATATAATCCTCCAACTATTAACACACCTCCTACTAATGTAGATGAGGAAACGGATATTTTTACTAATATCCTTAAACCTCAAAAGCCGAATTATAATACTGATTCCGCTGGAATAAAAACAAATGAAACAGTAAAATGTAAATCTGTAGAAGATGTCTTAAACATGTTAGACACAATAGTTAGGAGTTAATAATACTTATGATATATGAAACAAATATAACGAATACGTACAATACAGAAATATTGGATGCTACTCAAGCAATTTCTTTACGAAAGAATTCGTCTCCTAATTTTAGATACATAGTAAACAGACTATTTGGATATACATCTCCTGATACTTATACAGAGATGGAGTATGATCTATCAGAGCATGGTAGAATAATAGATACAGATAGTCTAGTAGCTAGTGCATTTAAAAAGAAAAGACAAGGTATCTGTAAAGCTGGTATAGAGTTAGTTTCTGATAACCAAAGAAATTTAGAGTATGTACAGAAAAGATTAGAAGAAATTGAATATGTTACTTCTACCTCTTTTGAAACATTAGTAGAAGAAATTAGTGAAAACTTAGTAAATTATAATAACTGTTTTGTTCTTAAATACAAGAATGAGAATAACTCTACAGGCAGAACTAGACAGATGCCTACAGGAGCAGATATAAAACCAATAGCAGGTTTATATGTATTATCTGCTCCTACTATAGATACTGCAACTGACAAGCAAGGCAATATTATAAAATATAGACACAGAATAACAGACTATTATACTAGAATATATAAGGCTAGTGATATAATACATATATAC